CCTGCGTATAATCGCGCTGGGCGTAATAAATCCAGACCTGTGATGCTCTCTCTTTTGGCTTATCGGCAATCGAAAACGTGCCGCTGAGAATATTGGCCTCATCTGTCAGGGTATCTGGCTCAACATCATATCCACGAATAGCCCGCAGCTTCACAAGCTGCTCCGTCTCTTCCCACCAGATAAAAAACTGCACCTGCTCGGCAAGATCCGCAATCAGCTCAGATATGCCATAAGGCTCAGTCAATAGGCGCGTCACGCGCAAAAAGCTCAGATAGTTAAGCGCCTCTTCATAGCTCGGTTCTCCGACTGCGAAGTCCGCCATATAAGATGCCGCCAAGCCGCCGCGCGTTTGCATCAGGTCAATCAAAACGTCAATGATGCTGGCCTCGTCATATCGAATGCAAAGCTGCACCGATGCGTCAACATCGTGATCTTCTGCCGTGGTGTTGTCCGTGCCGCGCACAACGCCAGTAAACTCAATGCCGTTTGTGGATGTCGCGCGCGCCGCATAGGTCATCACCTCATCGCCAATCCGAAGCGTGCCGCTGGCGTCATAATCAGCCTCAACAGCATTTGCCACCTCAAAGCTGGTCGCCGTCGATGTGATAGCCTCATATAAAACGCCAGCCGATGCCGCTGGAACCTGCGCTTGGCGCTCTTCAAGGCGTGTCAGCACGTCCTTGCATTCCATCGTTATATCGCCGTTTGAGTTCTGCTTTGAAACAGAGGTCATAATGTAAAGGCGCTGCGTCATCTGCGCGAGCGTCTGGCCTGTATAGCCCTCATATACCTTCACTTGAATGTTGGTGCGGTATTTGTTGCGAACCAGCCAGCGTGACCAAAAGCTGCCGCGCTCGCGTGAGAGCGGATCCCATGAGCGCCCGTCAACGTAAGGATCCACAAGCCGATCTGTGTGATGATGGTCTTTGAAGCGGATCGTGCAAAGCGCCCGATTTCCAAGCCCCTTGGCGTTGTCGCTTGCGCCTGCAAGGTTCACCTTTGTCGGGCTGGTCGATACGCTCACCAGCGAGGGAAAGATGTAGCTCGCGCCGTCAACAGATTGAGTGCCAACCTTGCCCTTGGAAAAGAACAAGCTCAGAGGCGTGCCAAGCGCAAAGTTGGCCGTATCTCGGCAAGTGGCGCGGGTGTTGTAGCACTTTGTGTCAGCCGTGCCTGTGGCCGTGCATGGGCTGGATCCAAACACGTTTTCGCAGAGCGGCTGCAAGATTTCGACAATTTGAACTGGCTCGCGCCCGACGGGTGCATCACTCATAACCGCGCGCCCTCACATTCATTGAAACGCTCAACAGATCGCGGATGCCCATGTTTGAAGGCACTGGCGTCTCGTCGATCTGGCAATATCCCACATCTCCAAACGTGGCTGGCCGCCATGCAAGCCAGAAAGGCTCAGTCTCAGCCGCCCGCTGGAAGTCTGGCCAGTTGGCGCGGATCCAGTCTGATGTGAGGTGCTGCCATGAATAGGACGTTGAGAGATAGGTGCGTTGCTTTGCTCGCCCGAGATATTCGCCCGTCTCGCTGTAATTGCTGCGCAGGATCGTCTGGCGTGCCATCGGGATTGGTGAAACGCCGCCGTAAATCGGGCGCTCCATTTGCATTGCCGAGCCAAACTTGATCACGCCGACCTCTGGGGCCGTGCCGCCTGTAATGCTGATACGCCAGCGCTGGCGCGTCTCAGGCTCAAAGATGAACATGATCGGCTCGTCGCTTGTCACCGCAGTGACCGCAGAAGCGGCAATCCAAGAGGATCCGTTCCAATATTGCACTTGCACCGAGTTGCCGTTCGTTCCCATCGTGTGAGCCGCGACGCAGCAATAATCGCACTCCGCCGAGCTGCCGTGGTCATATTCCCACGTTGCCGTGACGCTGGACGGTTTCCAGCGCTCATAAGTCAGCGTGTTGTTGGGTGCGCTTGCAAAGAAGCCAGTTGCCGTGCTGGACGCGCTGGCTGTGCCGCCAGAGAGCCAGTTGAGGCTGTGGGCAATGCGTGCGTGCGTAAGAGGCTGGTCGCCACTTGGCAGGCTGTATCCGCTTTCGAGAATAACTGTCATCACACAAGCCTTATTCTAGCGCCGTCATCGACCGCATCGTTGATTGAGTTGATCAGCTCGATCACCTGACCTCGGCTGAACATATCGCCGCCAGTGAGGCTGATTGCGACGTTGTTTGACGTTTGAGGTGCGGCCTGAGCTGCGCCACTGGCGCCAACAGCGCCTCCGCCAGTCGCGCCAGCTCCGCTGCCAGTTGGCGAAGTTGACTTAATAGATGACATTAAAGCGCCAGTCTTGAGCAGTGATGCTCCAGCGAACGCAGAAGCAACAGGCGGGCCGCCGATCTTCATGCCCTTTTCCCAAGCAGCAACGGCTGCGCTGTATCCATTGACAACCGCCTCAGCGATTGCTGACGCCTGACCAATTCGGAACAGCGTCTTGTTGTTTGACTGCATCAGGCTGGCCAGATCACCAAACATCCCAGCGTAGCCTTGCAGTGAGGCTTGCTGTCTTTGCCTGTCGAGTTGCTCCATTGCTTCGTTGTGCTTGGCTTGAGCATCTTCGGTCAGTGCGTCAAATTCTTGCTTGGTCAGGAGCTTTTGCTCAAGTGCCGATCGCAACGTCTCTTGCTGTCGCCCAAAGGATGCAATCTGCATTTCTTCCTGCGTCATCAGCGATTGCTCAAGCTGCTCAAGCTCGCCAATAAGCGGGTTTGATTTCGCGCCGCCTGACTTTGTTTTCTTGTCTTCCTGACGTGCGAGCTTTCTGCGGCGCTCCAGTATCTTTTCCATCGCCTTGTCGGCGTCTGACATGGGTAGATCTGCGAGGGCTTCAGGCGGGATATTCCCAGCCTCAACGCCAGCCACGACCATGCGGGCCTGCACCTCTGGGCTTAGGCTCTGAATAAACGCCATCTCATCGGCAAGCTCACGGGCTGCGTCACGGCCACCCTCAAGCTCAGTCTTCAGATTGCTAGATGCAGTCGCACCAGCCGCCGCTGCCGTGACAACCTTCTCAAGCTCAAGCACAATCTTTGCCACTTCTGGCGGCATTTTCTGAGACGTGCCGAACATTGAGCCGATTAGGTCGAGCGCCTTGGCGGATGCTGTCGCGATCTCCTCCATGCTGTCAGCGTCGGAAAGATCTGTGAGGGCCGCATTGAGTGCGGTTGCCTCACCAACGGTCATTCCCATTGACGCTGCTGTCGCTTCAAGAGACGCGCGGGCGGCTTCAACGCTGGCCTCTGCATCAGCAAACGCAGAAGCGTTGCTCACAGTCCGCTCGCCAAGGCTCTGCTCTACGATAGCAAGCGCCTCAACCGCATGTTGATACTTGCCAAGCTCACTCGTCATGCTGGCAAAGTTCTCTTTGACGCCAGCCGACGCGTCAGAATACCCCAAGAGCGCCTCAGATAGAGCCGCCTGAGATGCAACAATAGAGGCCCGCTGGATCTCATCGGCAAATTCGCCAAACTCTTCCCGAAGGTCTTTAATCGGCGTCTGAGCAATGCGCATAAAGTCAGTTGCAGACTTGAGAGATGCCGTGAAGTTCTGCATGGCCTCTTCGCTGTCTTGTGCCTCATCACCCATTGCAGAGAACGCAAACGCAAGAGCAGGGATGCCGACACCAGCAACAACACCCAAGACAGCGCCAAGAGCGCCGAAGCCGCCCAATAGCTGTGGAAGCTGCTGCGCGAAGACAGTGCTGGCTCGCGTGCCGCCCTGAAGCTGCACCGCAATATCCTGAAGCTGGAATGAGGTGTTCTGGATCTTGGCTCGCGTTGAGCCAGAGACATTGCCCAGCTTGCTCAGCCCGCCTGTAAAGCCAGTGGTCTTGGTTTGGGCGACCGTTGCAGCCGCCCCAACCTTTTTGACGCCAGCCTCGGCTTTCGTGAGGTCTGATTGCAGATCAGAGCTGTCGCCCGTGATTTTTACGTTAAGAGCTGCGAGCTGCGTCATTCATCTTCGCCTTATGTTTGGCTCTGGCCTCGGCCCATTCGGCCTCTGTAAATGCGGAGTTGCTGCCCCCGCGCTTTGCTGCCTCTTGGATCCTCTTGCTCTCGACAACCTTGCCATCCAGCTCGACCCACCAATCGACAATCGGCATTGCCCAAAACTCGCTGGGCTGAATGCCCCAAGAGCGGGCCGCCTGATACGCATTGCGCTCAAAGACGGCCCATGTTACTCCCCCGACGCTTCACCGTCGCCAGCATCCGACCCGCTGATCTCTTGCGATTTCGGCGTGACGATTGCGGCAACATAATCAAGCGCGATTGCCTTGGCCTCCATGAAGCCAGCCTCAGAGATAATCTCTTGCAGCTCTTTCAGCTTCATGTCGCTTCCCGCTGCCTTCATGCCCTCGTGAATAATCACAGGCACGTTCTTGACGGTGAATTGCCAGCGCGGGTGATAAACCTGACCCGTGCTTGTCAGCATGGCCTCAACCTGAGCTTCGCGAGCAATGGCCAGAGGATCCCCGACCTTCTCGTGAAGCTCGGCTGCGGCCCCAAAAGTGACCGCAAGCTCGATGTCATGCTCGCCAAGTGTGGCTTTGAGTTTGCGCATCAATCACCTCACGCAGAAGAAGCAGTGTAAACAACAGCGCCGCTTGACTGGAACGTGGCTGAAAACTCAACCGCGCCATCATGCTCACCCGTGATCTCGAAAGATGCGAGGTGGAATGTGCCGCTGATATTGCCAGCGCTCGCAAGCGTTGTTGGCAATGTGATCTCAAGCGTTTCGCCAGTTGTCGAGGCGTTGTAAAACTCAGCCAAGAGAACCTCATCGGACGAGATGCCTCCAGCCGTGACTTCGACCGACTTCATTCCTGGGGTTGCCAAGAGCGTGCGCCAGCCTGCGTCATCGTCGGTTGTCACATCGACCATTTCGTTTGAGTTCGTGATGCCACGAGTTCGGACGCCGACAAGCGTTGTCGCGTCCCAGTCGATGGTCAGAGCGCGACCATTAAATCCAGCCATGTCAGGTCTCCTTCTGGATAGTCAGTTTGAAGCGCATGACCCCGTGACGGGTTTCACCATCTGGATCACGCAGGGTTTCCGTAAATTCACAAAGGCAGTCTACCACATTGTAGCCTGTCTTGGAAAGCGCGCCGCGATTGAGGATGTCGTAGACCTCGCCCATCACCGCCTTTGTCTCTTTGAAGCCCGCCGTGCGGCTCCAGACATGCACCTGAAGCGTCACCTCTTTGCCGAGCGTGTCGTCTGTATCCCATGCCGTTGCCGTGTCATCACCGATCACCACATAAGGGAAGTTCTCACGCGGCATTCCTGCGGGCAGGTATGGAACGTCATCATAGACGCCAGCGCTGATATTGCCGTCCAGAGCCGTGAAGACGATCTCTTGAGCTGCGGTTTCAAAGCTCATAACTTGCCCTCCAGCTTGGCCTTCAGTTCGGTTTCAATGCCTTTTGCGGCCTTGATAAAGCTCGGCATGAGCCAAGGGCGCGCGGCCATCTTGGAAGTGCCAAACTCAAGCCAGCGTCCATAAATGATATTCGTGCCGACTTCGGCCTGCGGGTTCGCCTTGCTGGCAACCGTAAACTCGACATTGGAAGCCAGACGGCCTGTGTCGCTCATCGGGTATTCACCCGCCGCGGATGCTCGGTGCGTGACATTGCCTCGCGTATACGTCCGACCGCTTGCAGGCCCGCGCTGGATGCCTTGCACTGCGTTTGAGTGCGTATCCATAGCCAGATCGTTGATCGTATCGACAACGGCGTCCTCGCTG